GGGTACAGAAGCGCATCTACTCTCTAGAAGATGCACAGGCTAGGGAATTGAAGCGGCTGCTTGAGATCGAGCGCGATAAACTCTCGCAGCAGATCGTCAATGCGTGGATGAATGGCGGAAAGTGGACAGCGACAGACCCGATGTATGGCACGCGCACTGAGGCTTTGATGCAACAGATCAGCCGGGAGTTAGAGGTCATTGTCAATCAAGCAAGAAGCACGACATTGGAAGCGATGACTAAAGGCTATCAGGGATCATACTACGGCAACGCCTGGATACTCGATCAATCGGCATCGGGCGTGGTCGATGTGCCAATGCTCCCGGTTGAGGCCGTGCGCGCCGCATTGCTCAACCCTTACGGCGGCACGACTTTTCTTGACCGCTTTGCAGATGCGCGAGACGATTTCGTTAAGGCCATCAGGCGCGCTATTACGCAGAGCCAGATAGCAGGAGACAGCATACCGGATGCAATCAAGCGGCTGAGTAAGGCGCTGGGCGTTGACGTGAAGGGCATTGCAAACAAGGGACTGCGTTACCGCTTGGAGATGATAGCGCGCACTGAGATATTGCGCGCCAGCAACATGGGCGCGATGCAAATCTACAATGCGAATCGTGACGCGCTAAAGGGTTGGGAGTTCGTCGCAACCATGAGTGAGCGCACGTGTGAGAAGTGCGGCCATTTGGATGGCACGCGGTTCACGTTTCGGCAGAGGCGTTATCAGCCTCCCTTGCATCCTAATTGTAGATGCTCATTATTGCCAGTGCTGATTGACAGTGAGTTGCAGAAGAGCATCGCGGGCGAGCGCATGACGTATGATGAGTGGCGCAGGCGCAATGCAATCTATACGCAGGATGGGCAGGCGTTGACATGAGCAATGATAATGTTAGGCTCATCAGTGGCGATGAAGTAAGAATGATGAATGTAACTGGAATGTGGATGCCGCCTCGCGCAAAAGAATCACGCAAGCAGATGATCATGCGCCGCTTGAAGTGGTGGCGCTGTTACGAGTGCGGAAGCACAAATAACAACTGGCGCTTGTGGTGTCACGATTGCGGGCGTGTCAGGTGGTACAGATGACCCAACAGCCGATCATTACGAATGAGACAAAGCCGCGCCAGTGGGAATTAGAGGAGCGCGGCAATAGCGGCATGTTTGCGGTATCACGCGCCGGGGCGTTGTTGTTCCGGGTTGACCGGGTGGCCGAAACGATCTGGCTGTGGGACAAAAAAGCCTCGCGTGAGATACCGGTGAAATTATCCGATCTAATTCAAAGCAACGAGCCATGAGCCAAGCAGACAGGAGCGCAAATCATGGCCGATGAAATAACAGAACGTGAGTTTGACAAAGACGTTGTGAAAGCCAGCGAGAGGTCAAGAGATCATTACAGGGCGAGCTACTTAGCAGAGTTGACCGACCTGCAAGAGTCTCAACTTGACGACGCGCAATTCATAGCGCGTGGGGTGACGCTCATCAGGCCGGGATTCTCGAAGAACACTGACAAGTCAGGCCGTCCGCGCTATTATCCTGCCGCGATGCTCAAGCGCGATGCAAGCAAATTCGAGGGCGTGCGGTCGTATGCCAACCATCCGCGCAAGAGCGATGAGAAAGACTTGCCAGAGCGTGACATCAAAGACATTACCGGGTATTTTGAGAACGTGCGCGCCGCTGACGATGGCACGATTACAGCAGATTACCGGGTAGTCGGTTCGGCGCGTCAGTGGCTATGGCCGCTCATTCAAGAGACGGGCCGCAAGCCCGATCTGGTTGAGTTGTCTATCAATGCGCTGGGTGAAACGTCTATCGGCAAAATCGATGGCCGCGATAGCATCATTATCGAGGGCATCGTCAAAGGCAACAGTGTAGACAACGTAACGTCAGGCGCGGCAGGCGGCACATTCAAGGGCGCATTACTTGCCAGTGACCCCGATAAATTGACATCTGATCTAATCGAGGCCATGCCGTTTGAGCAGTGGCGCGGCGTCAAGCCGGACTATGTAGACAAACTGAAAGCGGAATGGAAAACGATCCGCGAGACAGAAGCGCTTAAGGAAGTGCAAACAATCAATGAATCATTACAGGGCGAATTGGCAACGCTCCGCGAGAAATACCAGGCTGATACCGGCGAACTGGTGCAACTGCGCCGCGCTAGTATGGCTGATCGGATTCTCAAAGATAGCGGCCTGCCGTTCCCCTTGCGTGATGCGGTGCGCGACGATCTGTTATTGTGCGAGGGCGAGTCTGCCATGTTGGAGGTGATCCAGCGTGAAAAGAAGAAGTACATCGCCGCTCCGAAAGAAAAGATTTCTATCGACAGCGGCAATGGCAAGCCTGTTACACAGGTAGCAGAGGTCAGGCGCGTACATCCGGCGACGGTGCTATTCGGCATTAAGGAAAGCAATATCCCACTGCCGAATGAAACCGCCGAAGAGTACAAACGGCGCATCGCAAACCAATGACTATGACCGTTTACAACGAGCCAGCAGAGCCAGCGGATACGCGAGATGTGAAAGGAGATTAGATCGCAATGGCTACTGCTATTTTTGGCAACCCGCAACTTTACGCCGATGATCAGATCATCTGGGGTAGGGCAACGGGCGTGGGGGTCATCACAAAAGGTGACTGGGTGCAAATCTCAGGCGGCTTTCTGGTTGGCCTGAACAAAGATGCGGCCCCGGCTTACAGGTTGTCTGGCGCAGGTGTAGCGCTGGACAATAACCCGGTTTACGATCCACTTGGACGCGCATATGAGAACACGGCGCTACCCGTACTCACACATGGCATTGTCCGCGTGAGTGGCGGCAGCGCAGCGTCGTTGACTGGCGCGCCTACCCTTTGGAATGATGTTTATCCGGCGTTGACGGCCAGCGGCATTGTGGGCGTCACTGGCGGCACGGGCATCGGCGGTATCTGGTTGACTGCCGCGAAGCAGCAGATCAGCGGCAACCCGACCGGGGCAGTTGCGAGCGGCGTCGGCAAACTCATCAATATATACAAGGTGGGCGACATCACAGGGACGCAGTGGGACGTGATGTTCGATACGCGCACTTTGACCGTCGGGTACTGGTAGGTGATGACATGACTACCACAGACAAGATCATTCAGATTCTTGACCCGCAGGCTGGCACGCTGAAAGAAACCGTGCTTGAGCCTAAATCGCTTGACATCGACGTTAAACAACTATTCGAATCGCACGCAGGGCGGCGGCGCATGACGCTAGAGGAAGCCAGCACTACGCAGGACTTCCCGGTCATCTTGCGCGATGGTATCCGCTCCATCGTGTTTGACTCGTACGCTGGACAGCCCACAACGTGGCAACAGTGGGCGATGCAAGTACCATCCGATAAGCCGGAGGAAAATTGGGTAGAGGAAAGCCAATTCGGTGAACTGCCGATTGTGCCTGAAAATACCCCGTTCCCTGAACTCAAGATGGACTTGGATCGGACGGTGCGCATCACCAATCAGAAGCGCGGCGAGATTCTCACCGTCACCGAAGAGATGATCCGCTTCAACCGGCTGAACATCCTCAAGCGCAACGCTGAGAAGATGGGCGCGGCGGCGGCCAGGACTCGCGATCAGGCGTGCTACTCTGTGCTGACTACCACGGGCAACTACACGCGCACGACTGCCGCAGGCGATAACGACATCGGCAACAACACCAACACGACCGCGTTCAGCGCGTCGGCGTTAATGACCATGCTCTCCACTTTGCGCACGATGAAGGATCGCAAATCGGGCGTGTATCTGGGCATTGAACCCGATACGCTGATCGTTGCGCCGATGTTGGAGTTCGTCGCTAAGCAGTTGCTACTCTCGCCAGTGTTGCAGCGCGTGACCGGTGCGGTCACAGCGCCAGCCGATCAAAACGTATACGGTACTGGTACTAACAATCCATTCCGGGGGCTGATTAACACCATCATAGTCAGTCCACGTATTGGCACAACGTATCAGTATTGTATGATGGCCGCTCGGCAGGCCGTAGTCTTGCAAGAGGTTGAAGGCTTGCAGATTCTACAAGAGTCGGTAGGCGTCGTGCAGCAGGAAGGTTACTTCCGATACGACAACATCCGATACCGCGTGCGTGACTGGTACGGCGTCGGCATGTTGAATGATCGGTATGCCTTCTTCATGAACAGCACCACTGCACCGACCGTCACGTAACAGGACACCATGAAAGGGGAGAGGCAACCCCTCTCCCCTACTTGGAGAATGATAACATGGCAGATGAACACGACTATAAACGATTGCAAGCGTTTGTCGAAGCGGCATTAACGAATCCCCGGCATCCGCTCTACTCTATCGGCTATGCCAAGTCGGAGCTCCTGACGCACTACGCAACAAACGTTATAGCACTAGAGGTGATCAAGCCGGAGCAGTGGTTCAAAGAGTACCCGCAATACACAGCACGGCTTGAAGAGGCGATCAAGATTCTTGAAACGCCAGAACCGGAGATTGTTTTACCTTCGCATGATGAGATTATGAAAGAAGTAGCGAAGATGCTAGAGCCTACCGACAGTGCCAGAAAGAAGTTAGAGGAAGCGGGCGTTACGTTCGATACATTACCTAACCCACCTAAGACGTATGTAGTCGGGGAATCGCAACCGCTCGAAGAGGCGGCGATGAAGGTTAAATGCCCGAAGTGCGGCGAAGAGTTCAGCGTACCGATGAAGGGAGTCTAACATGCCTGCTGTATTCAACATCTTCACTGATTTAGCGGGCTGGTTAATCAGCGGCGCGGCGGCAAACAACGTATCCGGCACGGCGCTCGATCTGCGGTCGTGTCAACCCTGGGCAATCGCGCAGGTGCAATGCACAGGCAACAGCGCGATCATTGACCTGATGTATTCGCCCGATGGCGTATCCTGGGCAACCGCTGAGAGCCACACGGCGACGAACGGCAGCACGGCATACAGCCAGATCAGCGCGTTCTACCCATTCGTTAAGGCGGCCACGCGCCTGGTTTACAGCGTGGCGGGCGGGTCTGTTCGCGCCTACGTTTACTACCGCGCCGGGGTGGGTGCGTAATGACGCTCTCACTGGCCGATCAAGTGCGGCTTCGCATTCAGGACCGCTACCGCTGGCAGTCCGAAGAGTTCTTCGGCGACGGCTGGAATAGTCAATTTAAACTGTCGCAGGGCCAGCCGTTCAGCACAGTCGTCAGCGGCAGCGCCTACAACAGATTGACCACAGGCTACACGGCGACCGGCGCAGCGTTTGATACAGCGTTGGGCCTGGTTACGCTCAGCGGCGTGGTGTCTGCCAATAGCGCGATCAAATTCAACTATCAATGGGCCGTGTTCAGCGATGACGAGATCGGGCAGTTTACCGCGATGGGCGGCGGCAGTGTGGCCGGCGCAGCGCTGGAAGCGGTCAAGACGCTACAGTTTGATTCGTTGAAGCGGGCGCGTTGGGCTGCTCCAGACGGCACGCAGTACGATGACACCAAGGCCCAAGATACGCTACTCAAGATGTATGAGCAGTTATGGTCTGAAGTGCGCGAGTCGCCAGCAGGCGGTATCGAATCGTGGTCAGAGCAGCAGCAGAATTATCAGAGCGAGTACAACGCATGACACAGGGTCGCCCAGACACACATCAATTAGCGCGGCAGAGCGTGACCATCATTGCGGGCGCGGGCGAAACGTGCACCTACCGCAAATGGATTAGCGCGGGCAGCGGCGCTAATCAGTTCGGCGTGCAGAATAAAAACTACTACACGACCATGCTTGTGACAGGGATGTTCAACCGCTTCGAGCCGAAGATTATCGAAGTAGCAGGCGGTCAATTGCAAGTGGCGGGCGGCTTCTACGGGCAGTCAATGACGGTGACGCTACCATTCCAGATGTCGCCAAGAGATGAGTTGATTTGGGAGGGTAGCGCATACCGGGTGGACGGCAACGCCGATCATGAAACGATGGGATGGGGTCATGTGCTTTACTCGCATCCCTTGAAGTTAGCAAATATAACAGGCTAGAAAAGGAGAGCCACGAGCCAATGAACCTTAACATTCACCCGAAAGAAAATCGGCCGATTCGTATACTGTGGTTTGGCGATATGGTTGTACTGTCAGGCTTCGGGCGCATCGGTAACGAGGTAACGCGGCGGCTGCATCAGCGCGGCTATGCGCTACAGGGCGCGGGCATATCATATAGCGGCTGGCCGCACGACTTCCCGTTTCATCAGTGGCCGTTAGCGGGGCAGGACATATGGGGCGCGCTGGTTACTATCGTCAACGGCACAAAGCCGGACATCCTGATCAGTTGTCAGGACTTCCCCTACCATGTCAACATCTGGCAGGCGTGCCGGATCGATTTCTCAAAGACTAAATGGATTTGGATCACGCCGATTGATGGCACGCCGATACATCCTGACTGGCTGGACTTGTGCAAATGGCCTGATGGCAAGATGACGATCTCACGCTTCGGCGTTGAGGCATTCAGGCAGGCGGGGCAGAAGGTTTCACTGTGTCATCCGGGCGTAGAGGTCAAAGAGTTCTACCCGGCTGATAGCGATGAACGCGCAGCCTTGCGAGAGAAGGCAGGGTACAACCCAGCTGATTACATCGTCGGCATTGTGGCGATGAATCAGGGACGCAAGGCAATACCGCCAATGGTTCAAGCCTTCTATGAATTTGCCCGCGATAAACCGAACGCGAAACTATATCTTGACATGGACAAAGCAGGGCCGGGAGGGTGGGATATTCCCAACCTATTAAAGCAGATGGGCTTGAGCGAAGATGATCGCAAACGAGTGAGATACAAAGAAGATGTGTTCGCATCGTCACAGGAATTGACGCCACTGCGTAACCGTTACGTGCTACTCGATTCGCATATGGTCATCAGTCATCGTGAAGGGTTTGGCCTGCCGCTATTAGAGTCGATGGCCTGCAAAGTTGCGACAATTGCTATGGATTGGTGCAGCGGTACGGAGATCGTAGGCGATGGGCGCGGCATATTGATCCCTCGTCTTGATTACATGGAATATGGCACATGGGGCGGGGCGCGTGACGCCTTCCCTGATTTGCAAGCATTAGAGCGTGAGTTGAATATGCTGTACTGCTACCCTGAGCGCGCCGCAGGCATTGCGTCAGTCGGTTATGAGTGGGCGATACAACAGACCTGGGATCGAGCCGCCGATGCGGTGGAAGCAGAAATACATACAGCATTTGCACACGAAAGGAACGTGAGCCGTGAGCCAGCAGCCAACCTTGGAAACCCAGTTACAACCGGACTCAGTGACAACCGCTCACCCGCGAACGATGAGCGTGATCGTACCGTCCTACAACCGATTACCCGATCTGATAGCGTGCCTGAAAAGCCTGTACCTGACAGCGTTTAACTATGGCACGCAGGGGCGCTTAGAAATATTAGTGCAAGATGATTGCAGTCCTGGTTTCAATGTCAATGAAATATTGGTAGGCGAGCCGTGCAAGGTAGAGCGCAACGCGGTCAACTTCGGCTTCGCTGGCAACTGCAACGCAGGCGCACGGCGGGCAAAGGGTGATGTGCTACTGTTTCTAAATCAGGATACAGTAGCAAGGCCGAATTGGTTTGAACCGTTGCTCGATACGTTTGACGACGA